GAGCGGTTAAGTTACAACGGGGATATCGACCAGGTTTTGGAAGATGTTTGGTCGGCTGGTGGAGCTTATGTTTTTCCAGCAGCAGCCCAGCAGATGGAGCTGGTATCGTCAAGCGTGGAAGATGATCCTGATAAGGGAGCGGCGGTGGCTGGGACGGGCATTCATACGTTGACGCTGTATTATCTCGATAATACGTATGCGGCGAAGACGGAAGATATCGACCTGAATGGAACCGGGGTGGTGACAACGGTGGCCACCAATATCTTGAGGGTCAATGCGCTAAAGGCGAAGGTGGTGGGGAGCTCGGGAGCAGCCGTTGGGACGATCACGATCCGGAATCTGGCGGATACGCCGATATATTCACAGATCGACCCGGGCTGGACGCGTTCACGCAATTCGATTTATACCGTGCCATTGGGGAAGACGCTGTATATCACGAGCATGGTGGGTGGATGCGGCGCGGCGGCAGCATCGACGACGGTGATCACCCTGCGGGCGACGTATGACCACGAAGCGGGTGCGATACGGACATTCTTTTTACCGCATGCAGAAGTCCAGGCGGGCAGCGGTTCGGGCGCATTTTACCGGCCATTTGAGATCCCGATCAAGTTACCGGCGACGGTGGATGTCAAGTGCAGCGCCACGACAACGGCGAATAATACGATCGTGACGGTTGGACTGAGAGGATGGCTAGAATAATGCCCATCTTGCTGTGGAATGCGGCATTTACGACGAAGGCGAAGGTGCGCAGCAGGCCGGAGAAAACGGTGAAGCCGAAGCCAAGGTCAGAGGAAGAGGAAGAGATCGTGATGATGGAGTTTGCGAGACAGAACAGCGTGCAGGTGAGCGTGGAGTTTGAAGGTCAGAAATGAAAACTGAGCTGGAAAGAGAGCAGATGAAGCAGGCGGTGCGGGCGCTGATCGGGCACCTGGAGACGGCAGGGGTGGAGGTGCCAGAGGATATCCGGGCGTGGAAAGAAGATCCAAGGATTCACCGCGGAGAAAGCCGAGTGACGATGAGTATATCGGACGCAGAGAAAACCTTTTTTGAAAAAGAGGAGAGGGCGACGAAGGCGGCCAGGAGCAGGCATAAGCTGATGCGATCTTATCACCGGATCTTCGAGGACAGCGCCAAGCGGGTGCTGCGCAGAGAGGTGAATGATGTGCGGGCAGCCGGGCAGAAGTATTTGAAGACCCTCACCCCTAACCCCTCTCCCGATGGGAGAGGGGAAAGCAGGTCGCTGAGTGCATTCAATCAGTGGCTGGATACGTTTTATACGGAGCATAAGGATTGGATGTGGAAGCAATTGAAGCCGCTGTATGACTCTTACAGCGACCTGGTGAGCGAGGCGGCTGCAGCTGAGGTGGGCGGTGAAGCCGATGAGGACAGGGTGCAAGCGTTCGTGAACAGCTACCTGGCGAGCTATACGGGCAGGCATGCGGGGACGAGTGAGAATAAAATCAAGAATGCGATCACAGGGGCTGAGGATCCACTGAAGGCGCTGAACGCTGAGCTGGATACGTGGGTGGATGAGCGGGGACCAGCGATCGCTGACGAAGAGAGCGTGCGGAGCAATAATGCGACGGCGGTAGCGGTGTATGGGATGCTGGGGACGATGTATCTGCAGTCGATGTCGTTTGGGGAGAACTGCCCTTACTGCGACAGCCTGGACGGGCAGATTATCGGGATCGACAGTTATTTCATCCAGGCTGGGAAGGATTTCCAGCCGGATGGAGCGGATAAGCCGCTAACGAGCGCGGATAATTTGAGGCATGCGCCTTATCACGGCGGGTGTGATTGTATGACTGTAGCCGCTTAAGAGCTTTCACCGCGGAGACGCGGAGCAAAAGAACGCAGAGAGCGCTGAGAAGAGCAAAAGAGGAGAAAAACAAGATGAAAGAAGATGAAGTTAACAATGAGATGGAGATCCGGAGCTTTCCGGTAGAGATGAGAGTCTTACAGGATGAGGGGAAGAAGCCGGTGATCGAGGGGAGCGCAGTGGTGTATGGGAAGAAGAGCGAGCTGCTGTTCGGGTTGTTCCGGGAGGTGATCGAGCCTGGGTTCTTCGAGGGTGTGCTGAAACAGGATGTGAGGGCGTTGTGGAACCACAACGCGGACCTGGTGCTGGGGCGGACGAAGAGCGGGACGCTGCAGCTGAACGATACGGAGCGCAGCCTGGACGTGCATATCGATCCACCAGACACGCAAGTTGGAAGGGACGCGGTGACGCTGATCGGGCGGGGGGATGTGAACCAGATGAGCTTTGGGTTCGTGGTGAAGCAGGGGGGCGATGAGTGGAAGAAGGAAACAGACGGTACGAGCACACGCATTTTGAAGCGGGGCGGCTGCGAACGGTTGTTCGACGTAAGCCCGGTGACGTACCCGGCTTATCCACAGACGAGCGTGAGTGTGCGCTCGATTATGGACCAGCTCACAGTTGAGGGGCAGGAGCCCCCGGCCAAGGCTGACGAGGAGGCTGACCCGCAGGTGCGGGCGGCGAATCGGAGGCGAGAGGTGGAGATTTTGGAATTGAACTGCGAAATACACGAAACACACGAAAATTAATTCAAAACCTATAAAAGGAGAAATGAAATGAACGCAAGAGAATTACGCGCTAAGCTGGAGGAAGTCTCCAAGAAGATGCGCGAACTGAACGAAGGGGCAGAGAAGGAAAACCGCGATTTCAACCCGGAAGAGCATACCCAATGGTCTGTCTTGAAGGCTGAAGCGACCTCTCTGCAGGAACGCATTAAGCGTGCGGAGGAAATGCCGGCGGCTTTGTCGTCTGGTGGATCTCCGACCGTGCTGAAGATCAAGACAGGCGACAGTGAAGAGCGCGCATGGGCGCATTATTTCCGCACCGGAGACGGCGGCGGGCTGCAGAGCCTGGCTGCTGACGAAGAGCGAGGACAGCGCGCTTTTGAGCTGAAGATCCCAACCGGTTTGGAGCAGCGCGCCACGACTTATACCCTGGCCGTAGCTGACAGCACCGGTGGTGGAGCGGCTGTGCCGACCGGGTTCGTGAACCGGATCGCAGCTCGCCGGAATGAGCTGCGCCTGGCCGAGCGGTTGGGTGTGCAGATGATCCCGGGCGTGGGCCTGACTGTGAACCATGCGTATGATAACGCAGCCGCAGCGGCTTTCGACACCGTTTCTGAGCAGGTGGATGCTTTCAGCAACACCTACACGGCAGCCCGCCCAACCCTGGCGACAAAGGCGTTTACTTTGGTGAAGTACACCCGCAAGGTGCAGCTCACTGAAGAGACTTTGAACGACGAAGACGCCAACCTGATGGGCTTCATCGCAGACTGGATCGGGCGCGAGATCGCTTTGACCCACAACAGCCTGATGCTGACCGAAGTAGCTTCGAACGGGACTTCTTTGAAGTCGTTCAGCTCCGCTACGGCGATCAGCGCGGGCGAGCTGGAGAATATGTGCTTCAATGACACGCTGTCGTGGTATCTGGACGACGGCGGGAGCGCAGCCTGGGTGACTCGCCCATCGACCTTCGGGAAGATCAAGGCGATCACCGGGAATGCCCGCATGTACGAAGAACTTGGGGCAGGAAGTGCACGCGGGGCTTTGCTTGAGTATCCAGTTTATTACTCCAGCTATGCCACGGCGATCGCTGCCAGTGCCAAGAGCATCTACTTCGGCAACTGGTTCTATATGGGCATGCGCGAGAGCCCGGCATTGAGCTTCATCCGCGATCCCTACACGACCGACGGTATTGTGTACCTGAAGTATGCGATCCGGGTGGTGTACGGTATTTTGATTGCGGGAGCGATCGGTTACGGGCTGCACCCGACCGGGTAAGATCAAAAGATTCACCGCGGAGCCGCAGAGAAGATCAAAATCTTTAATGTGGAGAAGCAGAGAATTAAGAGCTATGAACTACAATCCCCTGCCTGTGAGGATGACGGCGCTGAAGGAGTTGAGCCCAGAGGAGGCCAGAACCCAAGCGGGCAGGGGAGCGGAACCCGGAGAAGAGTTCGAGACGAGCTGGATCCGGTGCAAGCATTTAGAACGAGAGCTGAAGGCTGAGAGGATTTATCAGGTGCAAAAACAACCCGCAGATATGACGCCGATCAGGGATGTGCTGATCTTTACGCCGGTATACCGTCTGGAGCCGGAGACGATCCAGGCAGTGTTTAACCTGGAATGGGACGGTCCGTTGTCGATCATGTTCCAGCGAGATAACCCGCACGGGTCAAACATGCCGAAGACGAACCAGCTGCACCAGTACCAGCGCGGGCGGGAAGTATTTCTGCGGGGCGGATACGATGCGATGCTGGTAATCGAGAGCGATATTATCCCGCCGAAGGATGCGCTAAAGCGCCTGGCGGCTTTACAAGCGGACTGCGGGTATGGGGTGTACCAGTTCCGCAGGGCGAGGATTATCAATATTTTCGAGCTGTACCCGACGGCGGAGGTGCACAACGTGGGCGAGAGCCTGAGCATCAAGCCGGCCTTGATCGCCAGGGCGCTGCGAGATGGGAAGATCCCATGCAGCGGGGGCGGGCTGGGGATCTGTCTGATCCGGAGAAGGGTGCTGGAGAAGATCGATTTCAGGCTGCCGGACGGGGAGGGGGGCGGGTTCTGCGACAGCCTGTTTACGGACGATGTGCTGCACAATGGGTTCAGCCAGGTGGCGGATATGCGGGTGGTGTGCGGGCATAAGGATACGGATGGGGTGATCTACTGGCCGGAGTACGTGAAGAAGCCGGATGAAAGTTATATCAGTCCCAGCGCTTACCCTGCAGGGGAGAGGCCGCTGGACTGGCGAACGGAATAGATCAAGAGCTTTAACAGGATGGACAGGATTTACAGGATAAAAGATCAAGAGCAAGATCAAGAAAAAGGAGTAGAAGATGGCACAGGCGATTAGTGGAGCGATTACGGTAGCAGCGGCGGGCACGGAAGTGCAGGGGCCGGATATTAATGCGCAGG